AAGAGTAGAATTAACTGGTTTATCTACAAACGTGGATGCTACTTTTCCAACAGTAGCTAACACAACTTTTGCATCTTTAACCGGACAAGCGATTACATCTTCTTTAGGAACTATTAACGCTGCAAACATAGAGGGATGGGGTAGACAAGAATGGAGTAACTCTGCATGGGGTGTAGAGTATTCTGTTGAACCATCAGGTCAATCAATAACCTCTTCTTTAGGAACTGTTGCTGCTAGAGAAGTTAAAACTGTAGAAATAACAGGATTGTCCGTTACATCTTCACTAGGAGAAATATCTCCTGCAGATGCAATAGGAATTTCTTCAGTTGGTTCTATAACTTCTTCTATCGGTGATCTATCTAATTCTGGAACTTTAGTTGGTTGGGGTAGAAATGGTTGGGGAGAAGAACCTTGGGATGCTTCTTTTAATGCTCTTATTCAATTAACTTCACTTTCTACAACATTAAATGTTGGTTCAATTACTCCAGCAGATGTAGTTGGAATGACTGGAGTTTCATCTACTTTCAGTATTGGGTCAATAACTCCAACAGATGTTATGGGAGTAACAGGACAAGAATCTACTTTCAGTGTTGGATCAATAACTCCTGCAGATGTTATGGGAGTTTCTGGTCAAAGTATAACTTCGTCTTTAGGTTCTATTAGTCCTGATGCTCAAGCAATGGGATTAGAAGGAAGATCCGTAACATCAACTTTAGGAAGTATTGCAATCACTACAAATCCTATTATTGTTCCAACAGGATTGTCAACATCTCTATCTGTTGGATCTATTAGTCCAGCAGATGTTGTAGGAATAAGTGGTCTATCTACAACTTCATCAGTGGGATCTATATCTCCTGCTAATATCATGGGTCTAACAGGCTTAACATTAACCTCTATTTTAGGAAGAGTAACCACAATTCCTATTTACGGAAATCTTGACACTGGTTCAAATACGTCTTATAGTGCGCCTTCAACAGGATCGAATAGTACGATTTCTGATGTTGCAACTGGATCAAATACAAGTTATACTAATGCTGCATAAGGAGATTAATTAATGGCTTCAACATTTACACCTCTAGGAATAGAGAAACAAGCAACTGGTGAAAACGCTGGTACATGGGGAACTAAAACCAACACCAATTTAGAAATTATAGAGCAAATATCTGCTGGCTTTACAACTCAAGCTGTATCAGATTCTGGAGATACAGATCTTTCTGTTAGTGATGGATCAACTGGTGCAACTCTTGCACACAGAGTAATTGAATTTACAGGAACTCTTACTGCATCAAGAAATGTAACTATTCCTCTTGATGTTCAACAAATGTATATTTTAAAAAATTCAACCTCAGGATCTCAAAATGTGGTATTTAAATATGTGTCTGGATCAGGTGATAGTGTTACCCTTCCAAGCGGAGCCGTAAAAGTAGTTTATGCAACAGCAAACGATGGAACAAATCCTGACATCGATGATACAGGACTTGTAACTACAACATCCACAGATACCTTAACAAACAAAACTTTAACCTCACCTAAAATTGGAACTTCAATTTTAGATACGAGTGGAAATGAACTTGCACTTTTAACTGCTACAGGTTCAGCCGTAAATGAATTTACAATTGCAAACGCAGCAACTGGTAACGGACCAACTATTTCATCTACAGGAGATGATTCAAATATCGACATAAACATTACACCAAAAGGAACTGGAGATGTGGTTCTTGCTGGTGATACAGTAAAAGTTGGAGACGCTGGCGCAGCTGCAGTGCTAACTTCAAATGGAGCAGGCACACTTACAGTTACAACAGGTGGTGCAGCTGATTTAGTTTTAAGCACAAACAGCGGAACAGATTCATCTGTAATAACAATTACAGACGCAGCTAACGGAAACATCGCTTTAACTCCAAATGGAACTGGAGAAGTGGTTGTTGGATCTGGAACTGCAAACGCAACAATAACTTCAAGCGGAGCACATGATTTAATATTAGATACAAACTCAGGAACTAATTCTGGAACTATCACAATTACAGATGGAGCAAATGGTAATATTAATATAGCACCAAATGGAACTGGGGTTGTTCAAGCTGGTGGATCTGCAGTAAAAGTTGCAGGAAAAGAAACTATATGGGTTCCAGCAAACGCTATGTATCCTAACACAACAAATGGTTGTGCTGCGATAGCACAAACAGAATTAGGAAATGGCCCTGAACTTAAAACTTTAGATTTTGATAAAGACTCGGATGAGTTTGCACAATTTGCTGTTGCCTTTCCTAAATCATGGAATGAAGGCACAGTAACTTTTCAAGCATTTTTTACAGCAAACACGACAAACACTGGAACTACAGCATGGATGTTAGCCGGTGTTGCTTTAGCAGACAATGGAGATTTAAATACCGCTTTTGGCACAGCTGTTGGACCAACAGCAAAAGCTATGAGTGGTACAGCAAACGATTTAGCGGTTACAGCAGAAAGTGGAGCGATTACAATAGCAGGCTCACCTAGTACAGATGAATATGTATTTTTTGAAATACATAGAGACGTTTCAGCAGATGATTTAACTGCTGATGCAAAACTATTGGGAGTTAAATTATTCTTCACTACTGATGCAGCCAACGACGCGTAGGAGGTATAATATATGTCTTTTGGATTTCAAACTTTAGGTTTTATGTCTGGAGGTGTAGCACCTTTAGAATATATAAATGCAAGTGGTGGAACTGTAACAACAGACGGAGATTACAAAGTTCACACTTTCACAAGCCCAGGTACTTTTGCAGTAACATCAATTGGAGAAACTGCAGTCCCATCAACTTTTAGAGATAAAATAAGTTATACTGTTATTGCTGGCGGAGGTGGCTCTGGAGGGCGACATGGAGCTGGCGCAGGAGGTGGAGGCGCAGGAGGATTTAGAGCTAATAACAATGATGCTGGAGGAGATTTTACTCCCGAATCACCATTAGCAGCACCTGTTTCTACTTTTACAGTTTCAGCAAGTCCAGGATCCTATCCAATATCAGTTGGAAGTGGAGGCGCTAGAGTTAATAACTATAACAATGGAAACCCTGGAGGAGCATCATCAGGATTCAGTATTACTTCAGCCGGTGGCGGCGGAGGTGGATTTAATAACGGACCTGTCGGAACCAATGGACAATCTGGAGGATCTGGCGGAGGAGGTGGAAGAGGCACAAATGCTGGCTCACCTGGAGGTGGAAACTCTCCTCCAACAAGTCCACCACAAGGAAACAATGGGGGTGGTAGTGGAGGTTCACCTGGAACATTAGCTGGATCTGGCGGAGGCGCTGGAGGAGCTGGACAATCTGCTTGGCCTGCACAACCAGGACCTGGAACACCACACGGTATTTCAGGAGCTGATGTAACTTATTGCAGAGGTGGAAACCCTGGTCAACCAGAAGGAAACTTAGGTCATGGCGGAGGATGGGCTAGTTCTGAACTTGGAGATCCTGGAAATGATGGAGTTGTTATAGTAAGATATAGAGTGAGTGGAACACCATAATGGCTAGGTTTGCAAAAATTAGTTCTGATAATATTGTTCTTGATACTCTAACTTTAGAAGAATCATACATGAGAGATGAAAATGGAGATCCTCAAGAATCCATAGGTCAAGCTTATTTAGAAACAAATAACAACTGGCCGGCAGCACAATGGATACAAGACACAGAAGCTAGAAAAAATGGACCAGGTGTTGGTATGGAATGGGATCCTTCAAATCAAATTTTTTGGAACATACAACCTTTTAATTCTTGGACAAAAAATATTTCAAATGGAAAATGGGAAGCACCTGTTCCTGAGCCTGATGACATATCAGAAGAAGAGGCATCAAATGGTATTATTCATTGGTGGGATGAAGAAAACCAAACTTGGGGAAAATGTAACTCAAACGTCTAATTGACAAATAAAAATTAGTCCTATATTATACCATTCATACTTATGGATAAGAAAGTCTTAAGCGAAACACCGTTGTATTATGGTTCAGTGGATATGCCTAAAGGGTTTGAAATTGACGGAAAAAAACTTTGTCAAGATATTTTAGATGCTGGTTCTAAAGGTTATCAAAAAACTGAAGAAGGTTTAATTTATTATAAAAACAAAGATTGCGCACTTCACACTTCTGTTCAATTTGATATGTTAAATAGATACATAATAGAACATGTAAGAAAAGATTACGGACTTGTGCTCCAAGAAAATTATTTCTATGGAAATGCTTTTCTACCTCAACAACATTCTTATTTAAGAAATCAAATAAATCCAATGAATCTGTTAAACTCTCCAGACTATACTTTATTGTATGCTGTAGATGTTGGTTTAAATTCTTGTAAAGTAATAGTAGAGTATGACGATAATAAAGTTAAAGGACAGCATTGTCGTTTTCAATTAGATAATAATAATTTTGTTTTATTTCCATCAAACTTAAAATATGCAATCGACACAAATCATTCTCACAAAACAAATTTTATTATAACTTGTGCTTATACTTTAGTAAGATGATCTTAGAAAATTATTACTGGCTTTTTCCTAAAGCAGTTCCAGAAAGAATATGTAATGAAATAATTTCGTTTGGAAAGTCTTGTCAGGAAGAGCAAGCTCTAGTTGGAAAATATAAAAGAGATATGAAATTAAATAAAAAAGATATTAAAGATTTAAAAAAGAAAAGAGACTCACAAGTTGTTTGGCTAAAAGAAAGATGGGTGTGGAATTTAGTAGAGCCATTTGTTCATGAAGCAAATAGATTAGCTGGTTGGAATTTTCAATGGGATTATTCTGAACCGTCTCAATTTACAAAATATAGTAAAAATCAGTATTACGGATGGCACGCTGATTCTTGGCCTAAAGCTTACGACAATGCTGGGGGTGAAGACCATGGTAAGATAAGAAAAATTACTTCTATGTTAATGTTGTCAGATAAATCAGAATATGAAGGTGGAGACTTTGAAGTAGACACAAGACAAGAAGATCCTGACATAAAGAAAAGCACTACAGTTAAAAAAGTTGATTATGCAGAAAAAGGAACCTTAATTTGTTTCCCTGCTTTTTTATGGCATAGAGTTAAACCTGTAACAAAAGGAACTAGATATTCAATGCCAACTTGGCATTTAGGAGAACCTTTTAAATAACATGAGCTTTACATATAAAGAGATAAAAAATTTATTACCAAAAAAACAATACTTAATGATTAAAGATTGTTTGGAAGATAGTTCTTCTTTTCCATGGTTTTTAAATAAATCAGGAGCGACTGTTGAAAAACACGTTGAAAAACAACAAAGTAAAAAATTTAAAAACATAGAGGAGCATCCTTTATTGTTTAACATGATGTATTTTTATCAAGATGAGCAAGGGTTATCAATGGATCAAACAAGATTTCACGAACCGCATCTAAGATTAATTTGGACAATATGTAAACAATTTGTATTAAAAGAAAAAATAAAAAAAATACATATTTTAAGAGCTAGAGCTAATTTAATGCTGCAAGTAAAAAATTTTAAAAAAGATGGGCACAATACACCACACATTGATTTTGAGTTTCCTCATTACATATTGATTTATTACATTGATAATACAGATGGAGACA